ATCCTGTCTAAACATTGCTCTAAAATCTGATTTACTTTCTAATCTAGTCATATTCAATTCTACATTTATAAGCTTTTTACAATAAGCAAATATATTACCATTTTCAGAGCAAGTCTGTGCATCATCATTAAAATATAGAGAATAAGGAAATTTAATATAGGCATCTGTAAGTTCTCCGCAGTTATTACAAAAACTACTAAATCCATAAGAATATGTGCCATTAAATTCTGCTCTAATAGATTTCATATTGCTACAACCTTCGAAACAATGTTTAGAACTTGTTCTATCAGAATTAACTACTATAGAAGGATTTACCAATCCATGACAAGCATAATAAATATAATCCATATTACTTACATTATATGGAAGAGTTTTATATATATTATCGTCTGTTAATGAAGAACAACCATAACAACAAGAACTCATATTGCATTTATTACTGAAATCATTAGGCAAAGGAATTACTTTTGTAAGCTTTTTATCTCCATAATACGCTCCCTCCATTGTTACCAATGTTGGGGGTAGAGTAGCCCCTCCAATAGTTACAGAAGTTAAATTAGGACAATCTCTAAATGCCCAGTCCATATATTCTAAAGGAGTGTTTTCTGTTATTTCATTAAGATGTAATTCAGTTAAAGAAGTACAACCTCTAACAAACCCACTCATTCTCTCTACATTAGTTAAAGTAGGCAATGCTAATTCTGTTAGTTGAGGACAATAAGCATACATTTGATTTACATTCTTCGCATTTACATTTACTGTTCCAACTCTTTTCAATTTAGGACAACTAGCAAACCAATTTGTGGTACTATTAGCCCCAGTCATATTGATGCACTCTACTTCTTCTAAGTTTTTACTGTTTTGGAACAAACTTTCAGAAGTCCACCACACATAACTACCTTGACAATTTATTGTTCCAACTTTTACAAGGTTTGAACTTCTAAAAGTACCGTATGCTATAGCGTTTCCTTTAAAATTACATTCTCTAATGTATTTAAGATTAGAGCCAACAAAAGGTGTGTCTCCATAGTTATAATCTGCTATATCATAATTATTTTCTATTGTAACCGCCTGTTCTTCATAAGAAGATTGTTCTTGAAGTATTGCATATTTATAAGTTCTTCCTAAGTCATCTCTATTTTGTAATAACTTAAAGAATCTACCTGCAAACTCCCAAGTAAAATCAGAATTCTTACAATCAAAGAATATGCCTCTTACTCTTTTCAGACGAGTATCTATTAGATAATCCCAGTCGTTAGGCATAATAAATTCTAAATTATCAGAAGTAAAATCAACATTTGTAAACCACCAGTATGCTTCCGTCCAATCATAATTAGATAAGTTTATTTTACCCTGAACTTTTACTTGAGGATATAATTCAGAGCCTCTTTCTTTTTCATCCATATTATTAAATACAGGACTAACATAGGTATTTTTAGTATTTACTCCTTTAATAATTCCTGTTGATTGAATTACTCCAGATAAACATAACTCTGTTAATTCTCTATTTCCAAAATCTATTCCTTCATATCCGTTTGGATGGTCTTCTTTAAAATATATATTCTTTAAAGTACATTTTGCTTTTGAACATTTATTTGGGTATTCGGCAGTAGTAAATCCGCACATAAGTTTAATCCATATTGTTTTTAATGTAGAAGGAAGGAGTATTGTATCTAGGTCTTGAGTTGTAATATTGCAAGTAAATGTTTCAAGATTTTCAAACTTAGTTAAATCTATTATATTAGTTCCACTATTAAACCATTTAGTTTCTCTCTCATCATATTGATGTATTCTAAACGTTTTTATATTAGGACATTCTGTGATATTGATATTATTAAAATCAAAAGAACCACACATATCATCTGTCGAATTCCATACGTGACCTGTTTGAGTTTCGCCAATAGTTAATTCTTGAAGGTTAGGTAAATATTTTAAGGTTAATTCCTCTAATCTATAATTAAATCTAAAAGACATATATTTAGTAGATAACATACTGTTTTCTATATGGATTGAGGTTGCATTACATAGCCCTAACCCAAAGAGTGCCATTTGTCTAAATTTAGTAGCATCTTCATAATCTCCTAATGTATCTCCACTTCTTTTATTACCATTAAAATCATAAAATGTTTGATTCCATCCGTTCATATTTATATCTGAACGGGAAGTAAGTCTTTCTACTAAAGGACAGTTAATTAATGTAAACGATGTTATGTCACTTGCTCCACTTAAAGCTTCTGTGTGATGCGGAGAATACCAACTAACACTTGTTAAACCTACAATTTTTAAAGCATATTGGTTTCTCAAGTATAATGATGTTATTGTTTTAGGAAGATATATTTCCTCTAAGTTACCACCATTATTATCAAAGTTTACCCCTGTCATTTTTGTTCCTCTTATATCTAAATATTTCAAGTTTTGACAGGTAGCTAATTCCATAACCTGATAACTGGTTAAACTACCTAAATTAGAACAGCCGTTAAAATCTATTTTTTGTAAATAGTCACAACCATTTATTTCTGCATTTACTAATTTTGAACTGTTTCTACATATTACCTCATTTATTCTCGTAGCATTTGATAAAAGTAAGTGAGTTGGATTACAGGTACTTAAATCCCCTAAAGATTTAATATATTCTGCTCCATATATAATAACTTCCTGATCTGTAGCAGTAGGAATCGTATAACTAAATTTAACTGATTTATTTCTAGGTATTTTTAACGTTTGTATTCCGCTGCCATCTGCTTCGTCTCTCCATTTTACAGATAAATACATAGGGCTATAAGTCGATATGTCCATCGAAACCTTACCTTGTTTATTACAACGAACAGTAACAAAGTTAGAGGTAGAAGGTTCATATCCGAATAAAGTATCACAATATAACAATCTTTCTTTTAACCATCTTTTTATTTGAAAATATCTATTGCCATGACAAGCATATAAATATTTTGCTCCAAATCTTAAATATTTATATTCAGTAGATTTATTATAGTATCTTACAGGTATTTTGTCCATCTGATTATCGTAGAAATATTTATACATATTTTCAAGTGTGAATACACTATTTCTCATATTAATATATTCTTGTTTTAATTCATTAGCAAAATAAAGTCTAATTTTACTCCATAGTTTAGAATTAGATGTATTAAATACTCCACTTTCAACTTCTATGTCAACATCAAACGTTAATGCACCAGTATTGTCTAATCCCATTAAACTATCTAAGTCATATACTTGCAAATACCATTTTACACCATCAAATGTAACTATTTTCATATTTTTTCCCAGAGAATCTATTCCCCCGAATACTTGTACAAATAAATAATATCTAAATACAGACTGTCTATCAAAATAAGTATCAAACTGTTCTTTAAATAAATCTTCATCTGCACCACTTACGAAATCAACTAATGTTTTTAATTCTGCAAAGTTGTCATTACCATTTTGTCTACTTGGAGGATATAAACATTCAAAGTCAGAAGCATAATAATTTTGTTCTGTCTTACCACTAGAAGAAGTCCAAGAATTAAAAGCACCTGCTGTTGTGTCAGAGTTGGCTGATACTTCATAAGCTAAACACTTATCGAATAAGTTATATCCATAAGAACGATAACTATATCTATCTAAGTTGAAATCATACAGTCCAACAAATTCATCATTTATATATAAAAGCATAGGAAAGCCTTCGATAGCCTGTCTAACCTTATCATTCTTTAATTGGGCAGGATTCTTTTCTACATATAAGTTGTCATTAACAAACATAGCAGACCCTGTATTCATAACATTAGAAGATTCCATTTGATTACATTTTAAACAGAATAAATATTCTAAAATACCATTCTTAAAAGGAGTATAAAATACTTGGTTTCCGTCACTATCTCCTAATTCTATATTAAAATTCTTATTAGCATATTGAATAGAAGAAGTCCCTTGCCAATACATTTTACATCTAGGATATTCAAAAGATGACCCATATAAATCAGCATTAGGTGAAACATATTTTATTCTAACTTCTTTTTTATTTGTTAAAGTCATATTGCTTATATCTCCATAAATGTACATACAAGGCATATAAGCATCGTTATAGTTTTTGTTATATTCTTCTTCTTGCTCTTCTATTTTCATATCTGCTATTCTATTTTGAAGAACCTCTTCGTCTGATAATTCTCTTTCATACATCATTATTCTTTTTATTTTGCAAGAGCCAAAATTACTTGTCCCTTTTTCACTGTTTAAATATATTTTTTCTTCGTGTTTAATTTGTTCATATATTATTTGGCTACCAGAAGATGAATCTGATAACTGGAATGGGTCACAACATACTCCGTTGATGAATACCTTACCAAATTTAGAAACCCTATCAATCATAAAAGTAATCTGTATATCTTCTCCTTGCCCTATATCTAATTCTGTCTTATGAGATACAGTAGCCAAATTAGCCTTATAAGGATTAACATATAGCCCCGGATAAGGAGCAGAAAGACTTGTGCAGTCTATAACTCTAGCTAAAGGATTACCTATATCCTCTACGCTAAACACCATGTCTAAAGTGAATCCTCTAGTTACATTATCACTAAAAGGAGTCATATCAATCTCTACATATGTGTTACCATTTAATACTAATTCTCCGTCTATCCAACCGTTAGTACCATAATTTGAATTATATAATCTTCCTATATATCCATTTATATCGTCTACCCAATACCCTCTGTCAACATCTGAATTAGTTCTATTTTTCGCATTGAAAGAAGCTATTAGACCTGTACTAACATATTCCATAGCTTGATAACTAGAAGCAACTAATTCAAAAGGCAAATCTAATGTGGCAGTTTTACTCTTATCAGAGTTATAAGCTTCTATTCTTAAAGTATGTTTTCCTAACTCAAATTCAGGAGTAAAAGTCCAATAGTAGTTTCCGGGTTGTTGAGATAATGTCTTAATAGGTTTTTCAAAATCATCAACATACATATTAATAGTATAATAATCTGTGTTTGCTATAGAGACTCTGTAATTAATATTCATAGGCTGACCCTTTTCATATTGTTTAGTTGTGTCAAATGTTGAGGTTATAAATAATTGTTCTGTAGCAACAATTATAACATTAAATACTTGTGAAGGAGTAGAATAAACATCAGCAGTTGCATATATTTCAACTTTATGAACCCCTACTGTTAACCCCTTAATCTCATAAGAGTTGTACCCTTTATTGGATTTAACTGTATATTCTGTTCCATCAATAGTAATAATCGTATTTATATCAGTTTGTAAATCACAGTCTATATTGTAAGTTAATAATATTCTATCTTTAAGAGTATAATCTATATCTGTATTCATCGTTACAGTTAGTTTAATACCACCACAAACAATATCCCATGTTAATTGATTAGACATAAGTTGTCCTCTATCTTTTACATAAATAGAAAGTCTTTTTTTACCACTCCCTAAAGCAGGTATTTTAATAGTATTGTTACCTTGAGAAATTGTCTGTATAGATGTTTCTACATTATTAATTAAAACATATAAAGTACCTTCTCCTAAATTGGGAGACGTAAAATAAATAGGAATTGTAAAGTCTTTATCTCCGTCAATAGAAGTTTCGTTCCAGTCGGTGCTTATAGTAGGCATTGTGCCTCCGCCACCCCCACCACCAGGGTGATTTTTGATATGGTCAGTAAGAGTAGAATTAACGGCGTCTATAATCCCTCTATTAACTTCTATTTGCCCCTTAGCGTCTCCTAATTCTCTTAAAGCACCTTCTACATTATCAGATTCAAAATTTCCTTCTGCATCTAAAATAGCCACCTCCAACGCATCGGAGGTAGCTATTCTTTTATATTTCTCTGTTTCTTTATTATATTTTCTTATTGTAGGCATTTAATCACCTCTTATTTATTTCTGTCTGAATAATTAACAGTAAGTGTATCAAATAAAACTCTTTCATTCTTAGTAGGGTCAAAATCATTTACTGTAATTTTTTCTTCTAAATCTTTAGTAAGTACATCTTTAATATAATACATATTAAATGTGACTTTATCATATCCAAAGTCCGCCATAATGTATGTTGGTTGTACTGGCAAAGCACCTGTATAAGCGTACCACCAAGGCTGACCATTACCATTATCATGTATAGAACTTGGATTTTCAGTTTTTAATAAATTTTGTCCACTAGGTAAATTAATAGCTTTTTCCTTACCTTTTTGCTTATAACCTGTCGCTTGACACATTATGTAATATGTTCCATCAGCCTTATTAGCTGTTCTTGTTATATTTTCATCTACTATTTTTAATTGAGTAGAACCAGTAGATACAACATCTACATAATTGTTATATGGTGCAAGTGTGAACTTTCTAGTAGAAGAATCATATGTCGCTCCCTTATATCCTGTGTATAGTGGAATACTTCTACTATATGTATGGTTGTGCATTATATTGTTTTTATGAACGTTACTTCATAAATCGAGAATTTCTCTCGCCCTAACTTTCATTAGGATATTAGACTATTTCTTCACCCTATATAGGGGCAAACCTTATCCGACATACTTTGTCGTACTCTCTTGCGAGATAGTCTTTGAAGTTTATTCTTATTCTTTTATTTTAAGCTCATTTTTTAATATTTTTTCAATATCATTAAATTCCAAATAAGAAATTCTTATTATTTTAATATTGTTGTCTACACAGAATTTGGTTTTAACTGTGTCTCTTATTTTTCTATCTATAAATGTTTCATAGCCTCCAAAATGCTTTATTATTTTATAATGTTGTATTCCGTCATATTCAATACAACAATTATAATCAGGCAAATAAAAATCAAAAGGCAAACATTTATAGAATTTACAATTATCAAATT